ACGATGTGCCACTTACTATGACCGCTGAGCAGGTGAGAGATGTTCTAAAGGAATATTTAACTAAAAAAGACTAACTTATGAATATATACAAAATAGAAACAGCAGAAGCTATGTTTTTAGTAATAGCAAAAAATAAAAACCAAGCAAAAAAAATAGTCATACATGATTATTTTGATGATGACGATGAAATAAAAATTGGCGATTCAGATATTGAGACTTCAGAAATACAAGAAGGCATACTCCTGCATTATGACTATGAAGATATTTATTTTAATAAACTAACTAAAAAGGACTAACTTATGACACTCGATCAAATATGCGTAACCAAGGAATGGGCGGAGAAGTTAAAAAAAGCTAGGTATCCACAAAGGGATAGTGCCTTTTGTTGGTACTTTAACGATGAGGTTGAGGTAGTTCATCTTGTGCACAATAGTGAAGACCAAGACGGAGTTATTTGCGCAGCTCCCACTGCCTCAGAGATACTGGAGAAGTTGCCACAAATTATAGAAATAGAAAAAACTAAATTTCAACTTTTCATAAGTATGGTGATGGACAGGCAATACTTTGTAGTGTATGTCGATGAAAAAGACTATCACAACAATGCAACATTTGCAATTATGGCGTGTCACGAACTAACTCAAGCCCTAGCAAAAATGTATTGCTATCTGGTATCCAAAAATATAATTAAAGTGAAGGACTAACTAGCCGAAAGGCAGAAGGAGAATATGAGCGACCAATTAACACTAATGATCTATTTATTGGTAGGGGGAAAACTTAAGAGGTACATTCTTGCGACTACCCACAATGAAACTTTGTCAAAAAACGATGAAGAATTTGAGAAAAAAGTAATGGAGATTTTATATATTAAAAGACCGCACCTTGTTGGAAAATCTCAATTTCTTGAACTTGAAGGTATTGATGCAACAATAGTTTATTAAGGACTAACTATGACAAAAAACAATTGGCACGATAAACAAGACCGAACAGAAAAAAACACTTTTAAGCCGAAGTGGACACCTGAGATTATCGAGTGGATCATTGGGCAACTAAATGAAATGGTTGATTTTGTTGACATTCAGTATCAACTTGTAAAGAAACACGCAATAAGCTTGGTTTCAGCTGCTCTCTGGATTGAGATGGCTAGGCGAGTTCATACAGATATGCGTAATGGTTTGATTATGGCTAAGGCACTTGAGCGTGATAGAGAACGCCGCAACCAAATGCGCAGGAGACTAAAGAAGGACTAACCTATGACAGACAATTTATTAGTTGAAGACCTCGAAAAATTACTTGCCGAGGCAAAAGCTGGAGAGTTTGGTGATTTTACCAACGAAAAATATCCAGCACCAAAAATGGCTTTAGCTGAACAATTATTACAGCTAAGGCAAAATGTAATAGATGGTCGTTACGACGAAGGAACCAACTAAAAAGGAATAAACTATGCATGAACTTCTCACCTCACCTTTTGTTTTTGGATTTGTTATTGGAGTGCTAATATCACTAATATTTATTTTAATTAAAGATATGATTGAACTTATATGCAACAAACTACAGCAAAACGCTAAAAAGGACTAACCTATGATAGACACAAAAGAACTTATCTGGGAAAAAGGCAAACAAATATGTGTCGTTTTGATTAGTCATGAGGAAAAAACCTACCAAGTTGCTCTCAATAATGAGCAAATGAACTCTTTGATTTTTATATTGCCACAATTATTTGATAACCACGTAATAAAAGTATTAGAAAAACCACTAGATATTACATTGAAGGACCAACTATGCCAGACACCAGTAAACAATTAAGAGAACACGAGTATGTTTGTGAAAGCATCTTTTATGCTATGGCTAAGGGTCAAGATGCACTAGCAGTTAAGGTGCTACGAGATGAACTAGCCCAAGCAGTAGTAGAAGAACGGGCGAGGGTTAGAGAGAACTTGCCGAAAATTATTACACCAACAGTTGAACCGCCACCAAACAACCTTTCGCAAAATCAGATATTTGCAAGCGGACAGATGAATATGCTTTTACGAGTTACTGACCTCCTCTCCTCCCTAGACAAACCATTAAACAACCAGGACTAACTCGAGTAATTCTGCTACTTTACAACCGTTGTAGAACGGTTTATAGTTAAGTTATGAAATCAAGATCAAGACTAAAACGAAGAAGATACAATTCCATTTTAAGGAGTATATGAAAAAAACACCTCAGATCTCAGCGGCAGTAATAGGATTCATGTTTGGGATAGTCATATCTGTAATTATTTACAGAGCCAATGAGCCAAAGGTGCTGGAATTCCAAGGTACTCTCATTCAATATCAGTCTGACTGGAAAAGAGAAACCTACATCAAGAAATATAATCAAGCTATCGAAAAACATTTGTTAGAACTTAAAGATCAGAAAGAAGCAGAGCCGGTTAAAAAAGCAAAAGTTAGCGCCTACTCATGTGGTGGTTTGAATACTCAAGCCGAAATTAAAATGAACTGCCCTTCTATGCTGGCTGGCAATCCAAAGACTGCAAGTGGCACAACGCCGAGACCAAATATAACCGTAGCTTGTGACAGCTCAAACTTAGGTCAAGAGTTTGAAATCGAAGGAGTGGGAATAGTAAAATGCGAAGATACTGGCGGTGCGATTAAAGGAGAGGGCAGGTTTGATCTTTATGTCAGTAGCGTGAAAGAAGCCAGACAGTGGGGAGTGCAACACTTAGAATATAAATTATTAGAAAAGTATAAGGGAAATTAAAATGAAACAACACATAACACCTGAGCAATTAGATGAGTTGAGCCTCGATCAAAAAAGCAAGCTTAATAGCTGGATGCAAGAGCATAACTATTCTAGTTACTCGGTTGTAACACTAATGCTAACGATAAAAACAAACACCATTGGCTATGTGATAACTCCACTCTCAATCGGTCAGATGATTGAGTTTTTAATGGAAACAAATATTTATATTCAAGATAGTTATATTGATGATTCTTATAAAAATACCGTATCTCAAAGTGATTATGGCGTATTGGGAATTGGTTGGGATGGAGAACTTTGTGATACTCTTTGGGAAACAGTAAAAGAAGCACTGGATAAACTAGCTAAGAAGGAATAACTATGACAGACAGCACTAAAAACGCAATCTCAAAACTATTTATTAAGCACTCCATGCACACCAACCAGGCACTGATTAGTGACTTGGTGGTGATGGTAGAACAAGCCATTATAGAATCCAAAGCCTCTCTAAGAGCCTATCAAAAAGCCTACCAGATTACTGAAAAATACAAAGCCTCTCAAAAAGCCTATCATAGTACCGATAAATTCAAAGCCTCTCTAAGAGCCTATCGGAGTAGCGAAAAAGGTATAGCCACACAAAAGGCCTACCAGAATAGTGAAAAATACAAAGCCTCTCAAAAAGCTTATCGGAGTACAGAAAAATACAAATCCTACCGAAAAGCTTATCGCTTGAAGAAAAAAGAAGTATTGGAGTACGGTAAAACATAATATTCGCATATTTTGTGGTGATGTGTCATACTCGGCTTATGCCTACAAAAACGGAAAAACCGAAGGTGGCTGCTAAGGTTCCTGCCAAGGCTACCAAATCACCTCGAAAAAAAGCAGTCAATTCTCTTTTCTTTAAGTTTACCGGAGATGATGGGATAGAATACTCCCTCACCAAAAAACAAAAACTATTCGTAGAACACTATCTCCTCAACAATACCAATGGAGCTGAGGCAGCTATCGCAGCCGGATATGATGTTCAATTTAAAAAGAACGGTAAGCCAACTGGAAAAATCAACAGAAGGCAGGCTTCAGCCATTGCAAGTGAAAACTTATATAAACCTGATATTTGCGCTTATATAACCATAAAATTAGACCAGTATGGCTTTAATGACAAGAATGTAGAGAAGCAACACCTATTCCTAGTCAATCAAAATTCAGACCTAGCCAACAAGCGAGGCGCGCTTGATATGTATTACAAACTCAAAGGAAGATACGCTCCAATTGAGACTGAAACTAAAACTACTATCAAATTTCAAAATCTTGACGATGATGAGCTAGATAAGGCTATTAATGCAATTAGATCGAAGTGAGAAGATAAAACTACTAGAATTGGTGGAAGAGAAAAATCGTAGGACATTAATCAATCCTCTCAAGTATGCTAAACGTCACGATAAGCAGGAAGAGTTTTATAAGGCCCAGCAAGTAATCAGAGCATTATTCTGGGGAAATCGCGTTGGTAAGACTGAGATTGGGGCGCAGGAAGTAGCGCGCTACCTACTTGGAGACCACGAATACAAAACTATAAAAACTCCAGTAGAAGTTTGGTCAATCTGCCCCTCATTTGATTCACAGAAGGAAACAACACAGCCAAAGCTACTAAGATATTTACCAGAGGGGTCAATTGCTTCAATGACCTGGATAAGGAAGGGAATACTCTCTGAGCTGGTGCTAAAGAATGGTAGTAAAGTTACCTTTAAGTCTTACGAACAGGGACGCGCTAAGTTCCAAGGGGCCGGTAAAAGATTGATCTGGTTTGACGAAGAACCACCACATGACATCTGGGAAGAGTGTTTTGTGAGACAAGAAGCCGGTCAGAGGCTAGATATCGTCTTAACGATGACAGCCATTAAGGGTATGACCTGGGTTTACGATGATATATACCTCAACACAGACACTAAGTTGATTTATGTATCAGAAGCCGGATGGGATGATAACCCTTGGCTTACCGAAGAACAAAAAGATATTATGTCTAGGGGGTTGACTCCTGATTCACTCAAGGTTCGCAGAGAAGGTAAGTTTGTTAGAAGAGTGGGACTGGTGTGCAATTGGTGGGATAGAAGTAAGCATTTAAAGGAGTATACAAATACTCCAATTGATTGGACTTTCTATGAGGTCTTAGATGGTGGTTACTCTGATCCAGCAGCATGGTTACTACTTGGTGTTGATAATGATGATACGGTCCATGTTATTGATGGATTCAGAACCCCTCTCTTGACTACAGAGGAAATCAAGACAAAACGTGATACGAAAATTGGAGGATTGCACATCAGAGCAGGTTGGGGAGACACAGATAATCCCAGATTAATAAAAGAATTATCCGCATTGGGTATGTATTTGCAACCAATCCAAAAGATACCTGGAGAAACTAAGTCTTGGGATGAAACACTAGCTAATAAGCTAGCTGAATATGGAATGATTCAAAAAGGTACAGGAGAACCAAGACTGTATATATCTACTAGCTTACAAACCATGAATCAGAGAACAGGTAATAATCATAATTGGATGATGCAAGAAATAGAAAACTTGTTGTGGCAAGAAAGAGTAGCTGATGGAATAATCGAAACTAAGCCAGCATGGGATGATCATAGGAAGTTTGGACACCACTTTGATGGTATTAGAGCATTGTCATATTTTCTGGTATCGTATAAGAAGCCAAACAAATCTTTGGAAACGATAGTACAAGTAGAACCAAACCTAGATCCCTACTCACAATTATCATCTGGATATGAGCGACTATGACGCAATTTGTGCCACATACACCAGAAAATATAGTTACAGTTGAAATAACTGAAAGAGAATTAATAGTGATTGAAGAACTTAGAAAGTATCCATTTGGCAAGATAACCATTCACAAAGCTAATGGGGTGTTGGTCAGATTAGAGCCAGTAATAAGTATATTAATTAACCCTAAAGGTAGTCATGAATAAAAAAAAGGAAGTAACACTAGAAGAAGCTAACAATTTATTCAACAAAGCAGAAGTAATTAAAGGCGGTGGCCTCATTAAATTGATGCAGAAGTCAGAATATGAAGGTTGCCCAATATATCTATTCATGATTGATGGTAAGATATTCATGTATTCTCTTTGGTACAAGGGAGAACAGTACATTGGCTACAATCTCATTACACCTGCAAAGGGTAAGAAGAAACTCACTAAAGGCCAGATAGCACAGTGTGGAGCATTGATCTTTACAGGCGCAATTACTACCATAGATACGCTAAAAGAGAGAGATAGTGTGCTTGCCAAAGATAAAATAAAGACTGTAAACTAATTAAAAAGGAGATTATATGTACGATATGCCAATGGAAACAGAGAGAGATCTACCATATTTCAGTTTAAGACAGATTGATTTACCAGAAGTTAGAGAGTGGGAAGTAGGCGGTGAATACTACCTAGTGATTAAAGTTAAGATGATTGGCAAGAGAAGCATGAGTAATTTAAAAGAAAGTAATGATGGGACTAAACTTGAGGGAGAATTTAAAATGCTCATGGTTGAAAAAGTAGACAACAATTCAGCCACCCAAAAAACATTAGAAGATAAAGCATTTGAAAAAGCATTAACCAGAGCCAAATCAGGAAGATAGACATGGCAGAGAAGGTAAGACTACAGATCAAGACAGTATCAGATCCCGAAACATGGGTCGATGTTGGTGCTGGTGCAGCAGGAGATCCAATTCCAGTTAGTATAGAATCTGTAACTCCTGGAACAGGAGCAACAAACCTTGGTAAAGCAGAGGACGAAGTACATACATCAGGGGACGTGGGAGTCTTTGCACTTGGTGTTAGAGCCGACACGCTCGCTGACGTATCAGGGGCAACAGGAGATTATATCCAAATGACTACCGACTTAAAAGGTCGTGTCATGGTAGGCTCTGCACCAAGAACACTTAAACTTAATCAGGTAACTACAATAACCGCCTCAACATCTGAAACGACAATCGTAACAGCAGTAGCCTCAACTTTCTTAGATTTATATGGACTAATAGTAACTAACACCTCTGCAACCGCCGTGACTGTGGCCATAAAAGATGCGACAGCTGGAACCACGAGGCTTAACATCGCAGTACCAGCAGGAGATACAAGGGGCTTTATGCTTCCAATTGATGCCGCGATTAAACAATCTGCGGTCAACAACAACTGGACAGCTACCACTCAATCTGTAACTTCTGTAATTATTACGGCATTAACAGTATCGAACGTATAATATGGCAAATATAGCAATAGTTCTTACTCACAATAAATCTTCTAAGGAAAACTTCAATCAAATTGAAGCTATCAAGCCTTTGGTCAAGAGAATTACTGATACTAACGAGGGCGAGGATGAAGAAGGAAATCCTACCACTTTTGACACTTACCATTATGAAATGGAAGGCTTAAATGGGTATGAGGTTAGATTCTTCCAGATCGTTCCCTTTGGAGTAGATCGTCCTGAAAATATGAATGATATAGATTCACATAATGTTATTTATGGATTAGGAGATGAGGATAAGGTGGCAGATCATCCCCGCTTCTTTAACTGGGGACTAAAACGTGCTACAGACTATGGGGCTGAAGCTGTAATTCATGTAGAGGACTATAAAAAGTTTTCAGTTACAGATTTGGCCTTCCAGTTTAATACACTTATTGATCCAAATGATAAAACTGAATTTGTAGAAGATGAAGCAGTTAAGATAACCTCAGTTAGTCTCTTAAAAGAAGTTGGTCAACTTGATGAAGCAAAAAGTATGGAACAGGCAATTATTGATCTTAAACAAAGGAATATAGATCAGGGGGGTAAAAATGGCTAGATTATGGGCAACTGGTTTTGAATTAAACGCTACCCTTGAATACCTTAATGCCACTGGAACTATTGCCTTTTCCACCACAACAGTCAGGTCTGGAACCTACTCTTTACAAATAGGTAGTTTATCGTCAGGAGTAGCAGAGGGGGCAGACAACAACTTTCGGGATACTACTTCAAATGGCCCATTCTTTCAAAGTGTCTTTATCAATATAGCCACCCTGCCTTCGGCGGAGAATAGGATTATAGCTTTTCGTGGTGGTACAACTGACTTTGCATATATAACTTTAGATAGTGCAGGAGCATTGCTGCTTTATGATGAGGATGGGGTAATCGGTAGTGCTAGTTCTGCCATTTCAACTGACACTTGGACGAAGATAGATTTAAAATTTGACAAAAGCCCCGCACCTGGGTCACACGTTGTAGAAGGAAGATTAAATGATTCAGTCTTTGCTACAGCTTCAAATAGAACCATTTCCGGAGGTGTTGATAAACTAAGAGTTGGTGGTAATTTGGGGGCTGAAACCCAGACTATTGGGTCATGGTTCTTTGACGACTGGAAAGTAAATGACATTGCTGGAGGAGCTGAAACCTCTTATCCAGGAACAGGAAAGATCACTCACCAAAAACCTGATGCGGTAGGTGATGCGTCCGACTGGACTAATGATTACACCGCTGTTGATGAAGTAACTCCAGATGATGCTGCTACTTTTGCTGCTTCTAATACTCTTAACCAAATTGACGATCACAACTTGGAGGCTTCAAGTATCGGTGACAGTGATACTGTAAATTTAGTCAACGTGGGTATGCGAATAAGCGGAGCTGGAGCGTCTGCTAATGCCACTTATGTTTTAAGAATAAAGGCTTCTGCCGGTGGTACAGTTGAAGAAAGTGTATCTTTTACACCCTCAAATGCGACATGGAGAACCAATCGTGCTGGAGCTAACCCTGTGGCTTTTAGGTTTACACTTTATGACCTCCCAGGCGCCTCAACAACTGCCTGGACGAAAGCAGATTTAGATACGACACAGATTGGGTATAGATTGTCAGCAACCTCTACTAACGCCGCTCAGATATCTACAGTATGGCTACTTGTCGATTATGCAGCAGCAGGTGGAGGCACACCCTCAATCTCAACCATGCTTATGATGGGGGTGTAGATATGAAAACACTATATTTTTTAATTAGATATGTTAAAGTAAATAGATATAAGTAATATATGAGTAAAAAATCAGTAAGCCAAGAATACTATCAAAAGACTGAAGCTGAAGCTCAGAAAGATGATGTTCAAAAAGAAGAGTCTACTCAGAGTTTTGATGGTCTTGAAAGACAGATACAAGCCGAGTATGACAGAGCCTTTAAGCACCAGAATCCCAAGAAAGTCCAGTGGGCGTTGCGCCTGAAACTCTACAATAATCAGAAGAGAGATTTAGATGCAGTAGGTGATACTACCATGTTTACCATTCACCAAACGGTATTGGCCTCATTGTATGATGATCGACTAACAACTGATTTTGTTGGACGTGAAGAGGGAGATGATGAAGTTGCAGAGAATCTAACAAAAATGGCAGAAGCCGATTATGTTGATATGGAGAAGGATAAGATCGACTATGACTGGGACTGGGATACCACATTTTTCGGCAGAGGTATCTTGGGATTAGAGGAATATATCAGAGAACCGGACAAAGGTATTTATCTACCACTACCAGAAGTAATTGATCCCATGGTATTTCTCCATGATCCAAATGCAGTGTCTATCAATGGAGATAGAAAGCACAGAGGTGGTTGTGGATTCTTTGGTTTAGAAGTTTCGCTCACTGAAAAAGACATCAATGATTTACCAGACAAAAGGGATGATATTGTTTTTACAGAGTTATCCCATACAGGCGGAATAAATTCACTGTACAGAGATGCTTCAGAAGCCAGAAACAACGCTCAAAACCGACAAACACAAAAGAATGAGCAACAAGCTAATCTAGGTGCTAATGCAGGCTACATAGTCACTAGGTGGTACACGCATTTTCTAATAGGTGGAGAAGTTAAAAAGGTAAAAGCATGGCTAGGTAATGATAGATCTAAATTATTAGCAGTTACAGTATTAAAGAATCAAGACTACTGGCAGTTTATTGATAGGCCACTTTATCCAACCTCACATGACTGGGACGGAACCTCGATCCCTGATCTCACGGAAGATAAGCAGAGAGCTAGAGCTATAACACAGAATCTAGCCTTGAAAGCAATGGAAGCAGATCTTTACCAAAGTTATATATATGATTCAGTTAAAATTAACAACAGGGCAGATCTAACTAGAATAGCTAATAATAAGTTTATTCCGGTTGATAAACTAGATAATGGCAATATTAATAATGTGATAGCTCCAATTAATAAAGCTAGACCCAACATGGAGTTACTTAGCTTTATTTACAACTCACTAGATGCTTCGGCACAACAAGCAACAGCTACGCCAGACATCCAACAGGGTATGCAGTCGGCTAAAGATAGACCTTTGGGCGAAACCAATCTTATTGCATCAAGAGTTGATACTCGATATTCACTATCAGCTAAAGTATTCGGTTGGTCAGAAAGATCATTTTGGCAACAGTGGTACAGATTATACAAAGATAATTTTGTGGACCATATTGACGAGAAGATTCTAAGAATAGAGGGCATCTTCGGTGCTAAGTGGAGGCCTCTTACTAGAGAGAACATCATAGCTCCTAAAGTAGATCCAGATATTAAGATCGAATCTAAAGCAGTGAATCGTGCTAAACAGCTAGAAGATAGACAGGGGATGCAACAGTATCTCGGAATGGCTTTTCAAGAACAGAATACCAATAGAAGATATGGCCTAAGAATGATGGGTAAACTCTTCGGTATGTCAAAAGCAGAACTAGATAGACTATATCCACCAACTATTGATGAGAGAGAAGCAGAGCAAGAGAACGATTTACTCAATAATAATAAGCTAGCTCCAGTAACGAGAGAACAGAATCATGAAGTACATTTACTTGAACACATGAAAGCTGCAGATACACCAGCATCAAGGACTCACGTTAAAGCACATCAAGAAGCATTATTGATGAAGAGAAGTAAACCAGAGCTATTCCCAGAAGATCCGGCAGATGTACCATTCGGTCCACAAGATCCACAATCGGGTGGCACAACTTCAAGACCAATAGCTCCAAGTCAGGCATCATCATGATTACAGATGAACTTCTAGATACACCAGAGAAGATTGAATTAGCAGTAGCTAATTTTATTGATTTAGAAGGTCATTCAGGTTGGATACTACTTAAATCAATGATTAATGCCAATATATTAGTGTTGACAGAACAAATATTAGTAGGTGGAGATGAAGAGGTGCTTAACTTGAAACGAAGAGATCTTATAGCGTACAGGAATGTAATTAATACTCCCTCAGAATATATTAAGAGATCGAGAATAAGCCAATCTCCAGCTCCCTCTTTTGATCCTTATGAGAAACAAAAGAAACTTGACGAAGATGTTGGGTAGTATATATACTAAATGATTAATAATTAGCTTAATGGAAAAACCAAAGGCACTATGACAGACGAAAACCCAACAATTGACGTGGACGAATTACAGCTAGATGATGTTGTAGGCATGGATCCTGCAGATCTTACTGATACTCATAAAGAGTACCTAGAATCTAACAAACAAAATCTCACATCAGATCAACAAGTAAAGTTTGGTTTCTCTAATGAAACCCCACCAGATGAAACCCCACCAAAAGATGATAAAGAAGATGCTTTTGATCCAAATAAAATAGATATTGGAGTTAAGAAAGCAATAGCTATTGATTTTGATGATAATGATGATGATGGTATGGATTTAGAAGATAGAGCAAGAATTAATAAGCAAGTTCTAAAAGGTAACAAAGGTTTGCTTGAAAGACAACAAGAGTACGAGGATAGAAGCGCTTTAAATAATGTCATTTCGGAAAAACCAGAGCTAAAGAAATACGTAGAACTAGCATATAAGTACATGAAAGCACATCCTAGCCTAGTAGCTGAAGATGCCATGAAGATTGCAAGCGCTGGAGATCAACAGAGAATTGGTGCGATTAAAGAAAGAGAAGCCAGTGAGAGGGCCAAAAAGACAGCTAATCCAGGGTCAAGCTACCGAGCATCATCCGGTGGAGCTAAAGACTGGGGTAAGGTAGATATCAATGAAGTAGAGGCGCAAATAGCATTCGTTAAAGGTCAAAGGTCTTAATTATTATATAAAGGAATAAATATATGCAACTAATTGATTTAACACTAAAAGAACTCCAAATCAGGGCAACTGAAGCTGGTATGCCAGAAGCAGTAGCTAACTCGTTTACCACCAAAGCTCAAGTTGTTGCTGTTATCGAGGCGATTGAATTAAAGAAAACGGCTCAACTTGTAGATCCTGCAACTTCCGCCACCGAAACACCTAAAGAGAAAGTAAACACTGATAAAGCATGGCTCAGTAAAAGAGATGCTATGGGTAGAAAACTAGAATCACAACCTAAAGTCGGTATGGCTATTCAACTAGAACCAGGGGAAAAAGAAGGTATTGTTGAATCTAAGGTAGTAAATGGTATCAGGGAGTTCAGGGTCATTTCAGGTTCAGTCAAAGAAAAGATTATTAATGGTTATAAGTGGATTATGCCAAAGGGAGTAATGACATTAGTCCCTGAACAAGTCTATGAATTGATATCTAACGAGCTTAATATCATGGCTAAGATTTCCAGTAAACAATCTATTGATAGGATTGATCCTCAAACCGGCAAAACTGTCAGAGATGCTTTAAGTTAGCTATTGACATTATAATTTAACTCTAGGATACTAATCGCTAGTTAGACCTATTGGAAAAACCAAAGGCACTATTTCTGTAAAGGAATGGTGCCTTTTTTTATTATAAATAATAAAGAGGAATGCAAAATGCCAGTTACATCAAGATCAACCATCGCTGCAGAAGTTAATAACTTTTATGACAGAACTTTATTAGTAAGAGCAGTACCAAATTTCGTACACAATAGATTTGCTCAAGTTAGAGATATTCCACGTATGGGTGGTACTAACGTTATTAAGTTTCGCCGATATGGTAGCTTAACAGCTAATACTACACCTTTGGTTGATGGCGTTACTCCAGATGGAACTTCACTCAGTATTACTGATGTGACGGCAACCGTCCTGCAATACGGTGACTATGTGACTTTGACTGATAAACTTCAGATGGAAACATACGATCCTATTTTAACTGAAACTGCAGAAATTCTTGGAGAGCAAGCCGGAGATGTGTTAGACCAACTCTGTAGAGCAGTCTTAGCAGCTGGAGCATCTAATCAATACGCTTCAACCGCTACCAGCACCGCTACTATTTCAAGTGGCATGAAATTTACTCGAGATGAAGCTAAGGAAGCAGTCCGAACTCTCAAGAACAATAATGCTAAACCAGTTACTTCCATGATCAATCCAGGAACAGGATACAACACCGTACCTATGAACGCAGCGTTTATCGGTATCGTACATCCTTTCACGACCTACGATTTAGATAATGCAACAGGTTGGATTCCAGTTGAGAAGTATGCTAACAAGTCAGATGTCATGCCTGATGAAGTTGGTAGTTTAGCAGGAGTTAGATTTATTGAGACATCAAATGCTTACACTGTAGCTGGTACCTTAGTTACCACAGTTTACGGCACATTGATTTTCGGTAAAAATGCGTATGCTCAAACTCGTATTTCAGGAGAATCATTAAAGAATATCGTTAAGCCACTCGGTACGGCCGGATCAGCAGATCCTCTAGATCAGAGAAGCACATCAGGTTGGAAAGCTAGCTATGTTGCTAAAGTGCTTAATGCTAACTTTATCATCTTAGTGGAACACGCAGTGTCAGCATAGAAAATTAAAAAAATAAAGGAAACAATATATGGCAATAGTAAGCACACAATCACACAGCCAGGTTAGAAACACAGCAGTTGGTAGATATTTAACTGATGCAACAGCAGCGGCCATCACAATCACTTGTGGATTTCGACCTCGCATAGTAACAGTTATCAACAACACTTCTTCAGATTCTTATGTCTGGGTAGAAGGTATGGCAGCAGCTTCAGCATTTAAAACAGTTGCAGCCGGCACCAATTCAGCAATTACGACTCTTGGTATCACCGTTGCCGAAGATGGCTTTGTAATCGGTTTAGATCTTGATGTCAATGTTATCAATGAGCAACTATCTTGGATTGCTGAAGGTTAATAAGTAAACATAAATAGAAATTACTGTTTTTTTAGGCTGGTAGAAACAAAAAAGGAAAATATGAGCAATTTTAATTCTGCATCTTTAGGAAACTATGAACTAGAAAAAGTCCTAGAGTATCTCGATAACAAAGGTTCTGTTGGTTTAACCACTGGAAATGTGTATGTGGTTATTCCATCAACTAATGCGAATTATAATGAGTTCTTCAATAAGTTTCAAAAAACCAACTTAGACGGAACATTCTTAATTCAACCAACTTTAACTGCTGCTATGACAGCGTGTACCGCCAATAGAGGAGATTTTATCTACCTTGCACCAGGATTTACTTTAACAGTTACCTCAACTGTGCCAGCGTTAGATAAAGCAGGAGTTACTATTGTAGGTATGGGAAATGGCTTAAGCCGACCAACCTTTACTTACGGAGCAGCAGCAGCAACTATCAATGTTTCAGCAGCCAACATCAGAGTATTGAATTGTCATTTTGTCGCTAACTTCGATAATGTAGCAGCAGCATTTACTCTAGCAGCTGCAAAAGACTTTGAATTAAATAACAACACATTTGATGATGTATCAACAATCTTGCATTACTTGAGTATCGTTGTCACAAACGCTACAGATCAAGCAGCTGAAGGTCTGAAAGTAATTGGCAATAGATGGAATGGCCTAGCATTAGCACCAAACGCCTTCATTTCAATTTTAGCAGCCACAGACAGAATTGTCGTAACAGACAACATTGTCTACATGGATGCTACTAATGATGTAGGACACTTCATGACTCTAGCAGCCAAGATTCTTTTAGAAGCAGAGATTAGTCGTAATGTTCTCGCAGTAGTCGGAGCATCTGGCGCTACAGTAGGTATCTTCCTTACTGGCTCAGGCACCACCTCAAAAGGTGTTGTTAGAGGCAATCGAGTGAGTTCTCTTGATACTACGACTGAATTAGTATTTACAGCAGGAACCGGCTTAGTGTACTTTGACAACCTCTACACTGGCGTTGCAGATAAATCTGGTTATGTCTTGCCAGCTATTGACTCAGCAGCTTAATAAGTAGTTAAAAATTAATAGGGGTTAGGTATATAAAATATCTAGCCCCTTATTTGAAAGAACACGTGCCACTCGAAAACAAACCCACATTACCAACAGATTCACAAAGTAAAGTCATTTACGACTCTTCATGGGGTACATTTAGATGTGAAAAGCTAGTTACCTTCTTGGGTGGAACTACTAATGCTTGGGGTCATGACACAGGAACTAGAGATGGCGGAGCATTATTTCATGTTACCGGAACTGTCAGGATGCGTATTATCGGCATTGTTGAGTCTACCCTAGTAGGTGGGGCAACAGTAAATGCAGGAACTTCAAAAGACGTATCCGGATTATTAACTCAAGTAGCAGATGCAACAACATTACAAGTCAATGAGATTTGGCATGATGCAACTTCAGATGCTAGTATTGAACTCTCTTCGGTTGCAACAGAAAAGATTGTAGCCAATGGCCTCGATGTTTTACTCTATAATGGAACAGCCAACATTACGGCAGGTGCAATTAGATTCTTAGTATCTTGGCTACCATTATCAGAAGGATCATTAGTCGAACCTTCTGCATTGTAAAGGTGAGTTATGACTCCAGTTGAGTTTGCATACCATGTTAGATTCATGACTCGAACCACATCAGGAACATTCACTGATGCGCAGATTCTCGCTTTAATGAAACTAAGACAAGACGAAATCGCTCTTGCTATACTTGATGTTGATGAAGATATTTTACTTATTCCTCAATATACAAACCTAGTAGTATCTAGTATTACGGCTAGAGAATACCCACAACCTCCAGATATATTATCAAGAATAAAACGTGTCGAGGCTAAACTAGATGGAACTAATTATATTGTATTGAACGAGTTTGACGTTACCTCATACAGAAAATCTATCTCAACAGAAGCAAGTATCATTGCTAACTTCTCCAATCTAGAAGGAGGGGCATTTTTTGATATAATAAGAAAATCTATTTTTATTTATTCAGGAACTCTTACAGCAGTTACAGACGGCCTCAAGATATTAGTTAATACATATCCGGCAGCTATAACAGATCTAGCGCTTAGTTCAGATCTAAGTCAAGATCCTTCAACTACAACTCATGGTATTCCTAGAGCCATGCACGAGATCTGGGCTAGAGGAGTTATTATTGATTACAAGTCTAGTAGAGAAAAACCAATCCCATTAAGTGAGCGTGAGTTAAGCTACGAGAAAGATCTAGGGAAAAAAATTAAGGCACTAAAACATGGTAATCTAGATAGAGAAGTAATTGGGGAATTACCCGATGCCTCAGATAGAGGTAATGATGGTTTTGATTATTAAAGGATTATATGGCGTGGAGTAAAACAGCTAAACCAACAATCAGTTTTAGTAGGGTAGCTAAACCATCAATTGCAGATAACTTTGTATTTCAAGATGGTAATAACTTTGTATTTCAAGATGGTAATAACTTTGTGCTTGATATTAATATAGGAATCGACTGGAATAAAGTAGCTAAACCAACATAATATGGCAGATCAAAAACTAACCGATAGAACTGAATTAACAGCTTTTGCAACCGGCGATAAGGTTCATGTTGTAGATGTATCAGATACCACTGACAATGCGCAAGGTACTTCTAAGTGGTATCTAATCAGTACCCTATCAGGGTATTTAGCATCTTTAGCTCAAACCCTCACCAACAAAACTTTGACTTCTCCAGTGATAAACACGCCTACAGGCGATGTAGTAACCATAACAGGAAGTGAAACTTTAACTAACAAAACCTTGACTTCTCCAGTCATCAATACTGGAGTTTCTGGTACAGCAATTCTTGATGAAGATGACATGGCTTCTAACTCGGCAATAAAAATCGCAACGCAACAAAGTATTAAAGCGTATGCAGATTCTGCAATTCAAACAGCAACAGATGCAGCTACAATCACTTTTGATCTACAAACTGGTGCAAACAGAAAACACCGTGTAGTACTTGGTGGCAATCGCACTCTCGCACTAACTGAGGAAATGGTTGGCCAGATCTTCATTATCATGCTTACCCAGGATTCTACCGGCTCAAGAACAGTAACTTGGTTCCCTGCTGGATCCGACACCATTACTATGACCTTAGCTACTCCTGGCGTGGTTACAACCACCCTTGATCTTAAAACAGGCACACCAGTTGTCTTTACTACTACAGGCACTTTACTAACAGGTATTACTGCTGGAACTAGGTACTACTGGATTAGAACAGCAGCGACTACGGGCAACGTTGCTACTTCAAAAGCGAACGCTTTGGCTGGAACAGCTATTGCAACATCAGTCTCTCAATCAGGCGTTCATACCATGAAACCTCAAATACTCTGGTCTGCTGACACAGCTCCAACTCTTTCAACAGGTAAACACGCAACTGACTACTTTGGCTTCGTGATTCAGTCTACTGGACAAATCACGGGCACAGTCATTAGTCAGAATTTATAGAGATTTAATATGAGTTATAAAATAAATAGCTTGGAGAAATAAATGCCATACATTGAGCTTTTGAATACTCCATACTACACTGATGCAAACCTCTTATTGTATTATCGACTTGAGGGCAACTCAAACGCCTCGGTGGGGGCTGCTAATGGTACTGATACCTCCATTGACTACAGTGTCTCGTATGGGTATGTGAACCAAGGGGCAAGATTTAACGCGAGTACCGATCTTATTGCTTTAGGCACGAGTGACACCTACAACCTCACTGGAAATATGACCATCATGTGTTGGGTCTATCCTTTAGACATTGGACCGGACTTTTCACGATTTACCTTTGATAGAGGGGTTGGAACTGGAGGCGTTGGATTTGAAGTGTGGATGCAATCAGCAGCCAATCGAGAAATTGTGCTTGCCATTAACACTGGATCAGTAACCTCAAGTACTGGCGCACTTACCTTTAACGCGTGGAACCATGTGGTTATTACTCGAACAACCAGTGCTATTGTTATTTACGTTAATGGTGTTTCGGTTGGAACTGGTGGAGCAAATACCATCACCTCTGCGTCTGGACAAGCGATGAATATAGGTCAACAGTCAGGAGCAACTACTCGCGCATTTAATGGCTACACCGATGAACAAGCGTTATTTAACCGCGCTTTGTCTGCGGCGGAGGTGACACAGATATATAATGGGGAATATCCATCATCAGGCGGATCTTTTCTACTTAACTTTGTGTGAAAAACACTCTGGACTAAAATGGAGAAGTCTGACTCTTGATGAGTTATACTAAAAATTTATGGCAGTAAAACGAACGAGCAACATTATTCCAATACAAGACTTCAACAGAGGTGGCCTAGCCGATTCTAAGTGGTCAGGCGTAGCTAATTCACTGTATAAAATGACAGGATGGGATCCGCACAGTAAGCCAGGTATTCTCAAAGTAGCTCAAGCAATGGCCAAGGATACTGCTACAACTATTACAGCACTTTGCAGATGTTCAGTTAGCTCTTCTACTGGTTCACAGTATTGGGGAAGCTACACCGATGGCAAGGTCTGGGAACATACAGTGGGTGGTACCTGGAGACTTGTAGACACAATTTCACCTACAAATGGTGGTGCCGGTATCTTGGGAATGTACGAGTATCAGGGATATATCTATCTAGCCACTCAAAATTGGCTACACAGAATCAAGGTAACTCTAGCAGATGATAATAATTGGGCTACAGATCTTGTAGAAAATTGGAATTCACTAAACCTAGATCAAGCAGAACTAGGATCAACAGGACAAACGTACACGAACACAACAGCAGTCAATGAAGGAGCTACACACAAGCGTTCATTCACACCGGCTAATTCACCTATTGAGAGTATTGCTCTTAACGTCAATGGAGTTGGTACTGGTGACTGGACAGTGAAGATCCACGATTCGGCTAATGTAGAGGTGGGAACAGCCACTATTGTCAACGCTTCTATGGCTACCGGTTGGGTATTCTTTACTCTTGCAGCGATATTCTATCCAACTCTGGGTAGTGTGTATCATATCCATGTGTATTCATCAGTTGCAGATGGTACAACTAAAACTACAACCACAGTAGACTTTGCTACAGGTAATGTAAGGATCTACAGACAGACTGATAGTGAGTTTCATCCAATGATAGATCAGAATTTGGTTTTATATATTGGTAATGGTAATCATGTATCTCAAGTAAATGTAGAAACATTTACCGAAAATGCTTTAGATATTAAGTCACCTCTAAGAATTAAGTCGCTTGGAAAAATTGGTACAGATCTTTTAGTTGGTACATATGTAGCAACTAATGTTACTCAAACAGAGATTGTCAGATGGAATACATACTCAGTAAGCTTCACTACTTCTGATACTATCCCAGAAGTAGGAATCAATGCTTTTATACCGGCAGATAACTTTGTCTTAGTCCAAGCAGGTAATCAAGGAAATCTTTACTATTACGATGGTGTGAAGTTAGAACTCTACATGAAGATACCAGGTGACTACTCACCTACTGCGTATGGAACAGTGCATCCTAGTGCAGTAGCAAACGCCAATGGCCAGATCCTTTTTGGGTTTTCTAATGGTTCGGGTAACCCTGCAGATCAGGGAGTATATAGAATCGGCAGACATTCAAGGAATCATACTCTCATAATGGACTTTCCATACCCTATCTCAGAAAGAAGTGGAGGAGCCTTAGTCACTACAAACATAGAGGTAGGAGCTATTCTAGTGGTCGGAAATGACATTTATGTATCGTGGAAGAACTCTAGCACCTATGGAATTGATAAACTGGATTGGTCTAATAAGCTTACCCTAGCGTACTTAGAAACAAGAATCATGGTCCAACAAAGAGAGATGTATTCTAATTACTCTAATGCTACAGTTGCTTACTCGAGTATGCCTGCAAGTTGTTCGGTATCATTACTCTATGATAAAAATTATGAGGGGTATGTAGCTTTCACGAACGAGATTGATGATACTGTTAAAAAAATAGTATATGCAGAAGATGGTATCGAGGCAACAACTCTCCAGATTAAACTTACCGCAACAGTCAGTGGTAATACAGCACCAGAGATAGAGAGTATAGCGATATTTACAAGTTAATATGCCAACAATAAATCCTTTTAATGATGTTGAGAGTCAGTCATTACCATATCCAACCGGCATAGCAGGACAAAGTGATCTCAGGAGTATTGCAGCTCTTGAGGTTGGGACTGGAGCTAGATCGTTCAAGGGAGATGGTAGTGGTATTTGGATGGGAGCTAATAAGTTTGAAGATGCACCATTTAAGGTCAATATGCAGGGACAACTCATAGCTTCTGGAACTAATGGCGCAATCACTGTCAATAACGTAGATGGACGAATAGAATTTTATGATGCTGCTGGAATAATGATAGGAGTTATTGGGTATGCTCAAGGGCTATTTTAATCATGGCAAATATTGGCATTGCTTTTGGTTCAGATGTAATCAACAACACTGTTAACCAATTAAAACTTACTAGCAAACACTCAACACTGAAAATGTATAAGTGGGGAGATGCGCAGTTTACTACTAATGGTTCTAGTGTTGGTTCAGTAACCATAGCTCACGATCTAGACTATGCCCCAATGGTTGTGGTCTGGAGAAAACTCACAGCCTCATTTTCTTTCTTGGCGGCAACTACCTACGCAAACGCCTATATGTATGAAGGTGGATACAATAATTATGCACCGACAGATAAGAACATTTGCTCTATAGTAAAAGCTAGTGCAGACGAAATAGTAATCAGTAATTTCCCGGCAATAGGCTCACCGCTATCTGGTGGCAATCAACCAAACACAACTTACTATTTTAGGTACATGATCTTTGCTGATCTATCACAGGCGTTTTCTTCAGTTTCAAACATTGCTCTAACTGGTGATAGAGGTATTAAGTTTGCAAAACCAGGAGTAGAAGTACTCACTGCACAAGAGTATCAACTAGGCTACTCAAGTAAGTATAAGGCGGTTCAGTATCACGGAAATCATATTCTTTCATCATCGCTGACTCTACCGACTATGTGGGCATCTAGGCACGATACTGAGGCGCAAGAAGCTACCTATGTAGATTTTAATCATAGTCTTGGCTATGCACCATTCTTTCTTGCATATATGGATGGTGGAAGTGGTACGAATTGGTATCAACTACCTTTTATCGAGGGTTATGACATGAGCGCGTTTACTTTATCTGGATATAGTGAGGTGTCTGCTTGGGCTGACTCTAGTAGGATTAGAGTTACATACAATAGAGAAAGTTTTTGGACAAGTTCAACCGAAGCTCACACGTTTTCAGACTCGACTATAAATATAAAGTGCATAATATTTGCACGAAGTTTGACAGAAACGGCAAACTAATATGGCAAATGAAACAACAAAAGGAATAAGTGATTCATGGCTTGAATCAGGCGCAACCAATTATAGCGGTTCTTGTTTAGTTGGGGATTTTAGTGGAGATGACTCCAAAGGCGCGCTCCGGTTTACAAACTTAAATGTAAACATAAACACTACCTTTAATTTATGTGAATTGGTTTATAAATATGGTAGTGTGGGCGGATCTGGTACTTGGAAATGGAAGGTTAAAGCGATCAATGAAGATAACACAGCAGCTTTCGGCTATCCTTTTGGCAGATCATTAACATCAGAGCAGGTTACATACAGCGAGGGCCATCCTATATCAGGAGGCACTAAATCAATGAATGTTTCTAGTCTAGTAGAAAAAGTTGTTTCCAGAGGTGGTTGGTCTTATGGAAATGCAATCGGATTTGTTTTAGAAGATAATGGCTCAGATAATAATGTGTATGCTTTTGCAAGTATTACTAATAGCTATCTTGTGTACAGAACAAATGGAGAACCTAACTTCAAGCCTACTCCAGTTACCGTTTCGGCACCAACAATACCACCAGCAGAAAATTATGGGTTGAAGTTTTCATCACCAGGAATATCAGTACTAACAGCTACAGAGGAACAAACAACTATTA